TAAAGCGTCTTCATCGGGGTAAATTTCCCCTGTTTTCTTGTTTTTAATTGTAGTTATTATTTTTTCTGGTGCTAGTTCTATCATTATGTTGTTACCTCTTTCTTAATGTTTAAGTAGCTGATCGCAATATCGACTCCGTTAGTCACGGTCCCAGCTGTGCTATATTTTAATACAGTTCCACCCACTACCACTAAAGGTAGACTAATTAATTCAACGCTTGCATTAGTAGCTAATGTTTGAGTGTGTGTTACAAAAAAAGCATTATTAGTTATACTAATAGTAGGGGTATTAGATCCTGATTTATTAGTAACTCTTATTGATTTTATAATAAAAGTTTCATTAACTGCAGGGGATAATAAAGCTACATTTGAGTCTGCAGATGTTGTGCTTTTACCATAAAATAAATATTGATTTACTACTGCCATTATTCCATAAAGAAGCTTTTAGCTTCTATCTCCTGTTTTAATTCTTCTTGAAAAGATGTGTTTAATTTTTCTAAGACAGCATCTAAATCTCTAACTAAAGACTGGGCTACGTCTTCTCTATATTCTTGACTTGCCCTAGTTAATGATTGTACTATTTTTGCCATTATCTTCTTCCTCCTGAATGTATATCTAATCTAAAAGTTCCTAATTTCCAACTAGTGTCTACAGCTGTATTAGAAACAGTCAAAGCAATAGCTCTCGCTCTAGCTCTTGTATCTATTTTTTTAGTACTAGTTGTAATTGTAAAAGGCCCTAGTGATGAACTTGCTGAAGTATCATTTGGATAATCTCTTAACTCTAATTGAACAATAGTATTTCCGCTTTGAGCTATAAAATCAGGAACAATTCTACTAACCCTCATTATAAATTCTCCATCTCCTCTTAAATCAGCGAGAGAAGTAGCTGCGCCTCTAATTACTTTCTGTGTAATATCATAATCCCCAGAAGTAATATTAGCTGGAATCGCATATTCAGTTCCATCTAATAAATAGTTTACTCCTGTTTCATGTTCATAATAAACAGTTGTACCATCAGTGTTTCCTATTACATCAAAAGATGTATCAGTTCCTGCATCATAAAATGTTGCATGGGGTAAACCAAAAACAGCAGAGTCCGCCCAGGCACTTCTTTTAAATAGTGTACTAGCGTTTGTATACCAAATAGGTCTTTGAGGAGTTGAATCTAAATAACTATAGAATACGGCTCTATCTACAACATTTGATGTAGATGTTGGATAGAACCACATCACTTCTCCAAATAGGTTATTAATTCCGCAATACACCAATTGATTAGATGTAGTGTTTAAATCTTCATAAACGTAGTCTTCCACTAAACAGTCCATAGACTCTAGTTTACCAGTGTATCTAAAGAAACCATTATCAGACATCCAATAAGCAGCACCATCAACTTCAACAGCTGCGTTCATACCTATTAGTCCGCAGTTAGTTCCTACTTGTTCATATGCGAAAGTAAATGGAGTTCCTACAAATCTCATGGTAAATAAAGATGTATCAGTCCAGACGTAAAGTGCATTTCTACCAAGCTTAGCTCCCATGATCCGTGATCCGGCAGCCAGTCTTTGTGTACCAGCACTATTGGTTGCTGTGGGTGTCCAAGTATTTATATCTTCTTGGTCCGAGAATCTTATAAACATTTCGTCTTGAGTATTTGGTGTACCAATTGTTGTTTCTGTTCCAAATAAAACTAAGTGACGATCGGGAGTAGATACTAACATATCTCTAGATGCAGTAGGTGCTCCAGATATAATAGTAGCACGTGTTGATGTTGCATTAGCTGCGTTTGAATCCCATTCAAATACAGCGCTGTTATGAATTAAAGCAATTAAGTTTCCACCTAAATTATCTAAAGACCATAAACCAGGGTCGGTTACTTTATCAGTGTTAGATGCTGCTGATCCCCATCCAGTCCAACTAGATGTATTAGTAATAGTAACTCCTCCACTGTGTGCAGCTCTTGTTGAACCTCGGACTGCTCTTGTAATACCTGTAAAACTTGTAGCTGTTACGCCTGTATAAGAAATTTCTTCAGTACCTACTTGAAAGTAATTAGTTCCTGAAGAAGGAAATCCTGTTGTACTTCCAACATTAATTGTAGTTCCTGATCCACCGGTACCATTGGCATCATTGTTTAAACCAGGAGCTGTTAAAGTAGTTGTAGTAGAGCCCAATACTTTACCACCCCATAAGGATATACCAAAACCATAAGCTCCAATCTGTTCAGCTGGTCCTACGTGGTAATAT